CGCAGGTACGCGCGCACGGAATCGCCCGTGGGCTGTTGGTTGGTTGGCATTATCTGTGCTCTTCCGCCCAGATTCTACTCACTTATTGCGACAGACGGGCGTAGCGGAAAGATTCTTTGGGGGCTTCTTCCCGTCCTTCGAGGGCTTCGACTGCCATCGCTTGGGCGGCATGCTCGTTAAAGCCTTTGGATTTGTAGTTGTCTTCGTATTGCTGGTATTTTTCGACACTGCTTTCAAAGTCCTCACCATGGGTGAGCATCTCTGCAGTCATCTGATTAGCGGCTTGATCAGGCACACCATCGGTCTTGAGGTGCTTCCAAATCGTTTGAAACACCTCAGGATCTTGTTTTACAGAATCACCAGCTAAACGCACAGCATTCTTACAACTCAGTCTCTCTATTCTACTGAATTTATTTAGCCATACATGCGGGAGGATCCAGCTTCATCGCCCAGGTCAGGATTGAGGCCAGCCGCGATCGCTTTGCTGGTGGCAATGTCCCGTTGAAACTTTGCGCTTTCCATGTCGGTCATTCCGCCCAGCAGAGACATGGCACTGCGTCCACCGTCACCACTCAGCAGAGCCTGGTTGGCATAAATCACTTCAGACTTGCGCTGATCGGCAAACTTCTGTGCCTTGCTCTCGGCGTCGCTCTCAGTGTTGGCTTGTTGGCGCACTTGACCCATGGCTTCTGCAGCGGCCTGGGGTGCAGCCGTGCTGATGTTCTGCTCCATGTTCTGCTGCAGCAGACGCTCGTTGTTGTAGGGCTGTGAATTCACCTGAGGCTTGGAGGCAGCACCAGCGTCATAGAGGTTGGATCCCTTGGGAACGGGAGAGTTCATCGCACCGAGGCCGCGCTGCATCGACGACTTCGGCAGCGTCTCTTCTGCAACCGAATAAGGAGAAACTTGCATTGTTAATCTCGTTCTGATTTTTCTATTTTAGAGGATTGCAAATAATCAATCAATGCAATCAATCCGGCTGCACCACCGCTACCAGCCAGGGCGGTGCCAGCCATGCGGGTGCGGTTTAAATCACCCTGCTGCTGGCGTCCATAGCGGGCACCTTCAGCCAAGGTTTGACGTGTGAATTGATCCAGCGCTTGATTCTCCGGATACTCGGCAATCGCCCGAGCGGCATCCAAATCCGCTTGGGTTGCTGGCTTGCCTGTGATCGCACTAATCGATGCACGGGTTTGATTACCATGCAGCACATAGGAGCGATCAGGACGGGAGGGAAGGACACCTTCCCGTCCCAGTCCAAGCTCACGCGCTAAGTAGCCGGAGCTGTAGGCCATCAGAGGTCCTGCACCAGCATCTTGGCCTGCAGGGCACCTTGAGGTGCCTGGGAGAGATACTTCCAAGCGTTCTCAGGGTTGTTGTCCATCATCTGACCAAAGCCACCCCAGAAGTCATTGGCGGCATTGACTTGACGACCGGGGGTCGGCATTGCCATTTCAGGACGCTGGAAGTTGGCGGGCACTTGCGCCTGCTCTTGGGCCTGAATTTCAGACTCAAACTGAGCGCGGGCTTCATACTGCTCGCGCGCAGCGGTTTCAGCGGCGGTCTCGGTGGGGTAGGGACCGCTCGGACCGAAGAAGTCGTTGACGTAGTTGGCCAGAACGTCGGGATCGGTCAGCATCAAGTTCATGGCGGCCCGCTCTTCACCCGCGGCTTCGAGCAGCAGGGATTGGGACTGACCGCGCTGCACCTGCTCGATCAGAGCATCTTCCACAGCACAGGCGTAGTTGTTCAGCAGATAGGGGGCTTCAGCGCCGAAGTGCTCCAGCACCTGCAGGCTCTCATCAGAGATCTGGCTGAGGTAGGAATCAGCTGGTGCGCTTGCCTCGCTTACCGCGGGAGCGGCCACCTGAGCGCTGACCTGCTGCGGGGTTGAAAGAGGGGCTTGCGAAATCTGGGGCACTGAAGGCGCCCATTGCTGCTGCGGGAGTGAATCCCAGCTGGCTTGTTGAGGGACCTGCGGCGTCGGCGTTTGGTAGGCCGAGTACGGAACCTGGGTTTGGGAGGGGCTGCTTGTATTCAAGCTGGCGCTCAGCGCCTGGAATGCTTCCTGCCATGGATTGCCCGCCGGAGCCGAAGCCTGCGGGGCCGCTGTTTGTTGGTAAACCGGGGCCTGCGGCATTGAAGCCGGGGCTACCGCTGATGCCGGGGAGGCTGGGGCTTGGCTCATCCCGGACGGGGAGACCGAGGCTGGCGCGGCGGCGGTCGGCATCACTGAGGGTGCTGACTGAGGGGCCGCTGTCTGAGGGCTTGTAGCTTCCACTGTAACTTAACTCCTTACGCAAAAATTCAAGAGATCGATATAAGAAACCTGTAATATCGAGGTTCGCATCAGCTGCCAACGGCATGTTGGGCGTCTGCGGATGGGGAAGCTGATAAAGACTTCCAAGAAGACTGATGAATTGATTGAGCGATTGCTGCGTTTGTTGAACCATCCGGAACGGATAACCGCTCAGCATTGCAGCACGTTCTTCATCCGTCTTATTTGGAAATAAGTACTTCAGTGCTTCGATGGAATCAACACCAAGCTCTTGAAGGTTACGAACGACAATGCTGCTATTGAGAATGTCGTCAGTTTGATCTTCAAAGACATCACCCATCCAACGCCAGTTGACTTTGGTGCTGCCGTCAGGAACAAGTCCGACTACGCCTGGAGGCAATTCGCCTGACTCAAGTGTAGCACGGATTTCTGCATCTCTCTTGATATTGAACTTCTGCAATTTGACTTGATACTCTTCCTGCGCCTTCGCAAATGCCTTCTCGTCACCCTCAAATTCTTCAAACAAAGGTGGCACCGGAGTCTTCAGATTAATCGCCGCTGCAAAACTCTCATTGAACATGCGCTCTTCGTGCATGATCATTAAACTGAATAACTTGCAAAGGCCATAGTTGAAGAGTGCTTTCGCTTTCTTTTCAGCGGTCGCAGCCACCCGGCCGTACAGGGTTTTAATCTCATAGGCAGTGGATGCCGTTTGAATGTCCAGGTCATCGACACCACCGAGGGCGAGACGGATCTCGCCGCGGTATTGCTTGACGTAGAGATTCTGGTCACCACTGACGGAGTCCGGGGTCATGTACTGCACCCGGTCCGTGGGCTCCAGGTTGGCAATCACCCGCGGCACTTTGATTTGACCATCCAGGGTGGAGGACCCAAACGGTTGGGACACCCGGGTGCTCTGCATCGAGCCACCGTTCATGGGTGCAAAACCAGCCTGCGAGGAAATTGTCGGGCGGAAGGCATTCTCATCGCCGCTATCAATCAAGTCATGACGGGGACGGCTGGAGACCAAGGTGGGGTTGCCAAAGAACTTGAGGTTCTTGCGAATGTTGCGGCTGAGCTCATCGTGATACAGGATCTGGTGCGCCAGCCAGTCGAACTCGCCATTGCCGGAGGCTTCACCGGTGCAGTCCATGTGGTTAAACACTTCCACCGCTGGAATAAAGCCCAGCGAGTTGGTCAGCGTTTCGGTTGAGCCCGGCATGGTCAGGGGCATCATGCCTGACTCATTTTCAAACTCAATTTTTTCGTCGGAAATTGTTTGCTCAATCCGGTCTTTGTAGACCTTGAGGCGAATGTACTTTTTCTTGCCGCCGCGACCATCGGTGTTGGGCATTGCGCTGAGCACGCCCGGCTCATGCACGCCAAAGCTGTAAATCAGTACAACGGATTCCAGTTCATTGTTCTGGTCCCGGTAGGCGCGGTAGCTGTCTTTCGGGAAGAACAGCAATTGGTAGTCATCGCCGGTGGGGCGGAAGTAGAACAGACCCTGGCCATCACAAAGAAAGTAATCGATGATCGATTCCAACTTCATGTCAAGCATGTTGTGATCCACCACCTGGGCGATGAATTCCTTGCGCTTGCCAAAGCTGTCCTGCTCGGCGTAAAACTCCAAGCCACGACGCACCATAAACATCCGCATCTGGGCGAGATGGGAGGACACGATCATGCTGTCCACAGAAAGATCGCCGCGACGTTCTTTCGCTGCAGTCAGGATCTGCTTAAATTCATTACTGATCGTGTTGGCCATGGATATCCCAATCCTTTTGTTTTGATTTTAATCAATCAAGTCGATCAATCGCCTTGTCAGCGGACTTTTCAACCTTGGTGGCAAAGCGATTCGCCATCCCTTCAATATCAGGATCTTTGACTGCTTCCATGGGCTCGGGCAGCTTGAAGTCAGGAAGCTGTTCTGTGCGCCAGCGCGCCACATCGCCATAGACGTTGAGACCATGGAGCTTGGACTTGGCTTCATCCACCAGCGGTGCCATGCGGATGTGACGATCCAGCGCTTGCAGATCGACGTTGTCATTGGCCAGACCGCGTTGGATCGTGCCGCTAATCATCTTGTCGACATCCAGCTGCTCGCCAGTAATGCCTAGGCCATCATTAATGGCCTTGATGTCACTGATCATGGAGAAGGTGTCTTCCCCTTGGCCAATGTCATAGTCCTGCAGAAACTTCTCGCGTTCGGCTTGCTTGCCAAAAGAGCCAGGCCCTTTGCTGACCTTGGGGCTATCAGGCGTTTGGGGCTGATCGAGATTGAGATAATCGTCTTCGGTTGGCTCCGGGGTGATGGTGGGCATGTCCTCCATCTTGGCTGGAGAGAAACGCGGTGAGCTTTCCTTGGTCTGCGTGTTCGGACCCATCTTGGTGCTATCACCTGAATCAGCTTGCATGGGCTTTTGCAGGCCTTTGTTCAGGTCACTAAAAAATTGCTGACCACCGGCCATGCGCAGAAACCGGGAGCCTCTAACATCCGACATCGATTTATCTACAACGTAAGACTATTATTATTGTAGTCAAGTTGTAAACTACCTCTGCGTAATAATCCTCCCATCGTTAACACCATTGAATCCACAGCATCATCGTGCTGACTGTGGCCAAAATTCAGCAGCTCTTCCTCGAGCACGTCCCACTTGCGCCATTTGTTCCAGACGATTTTGCGGTTCTCATACAGGCCCAGCACACCGCGCAGGCGGGCCAGCTTGTCGCCTTTGAAGCCTTTGACCGGTGAGCAGGTGAGGTTGTAGAGATTGCGATGCTCAATCATCACCCGTTTGAAGTCACCTTCAAAGGAGGTTTGATAAGCCACCGCCTCGGGCCAGATGATGCACGGGCTCATGGTCGGGAAGAACTGCCCCTCATCGTTCTCCAGCAAAATGTTCCAGTCGCTGAGCATTTCGCAGAGGGTATCCATCTTCTCGAGGTTGCCCATCGAGCGGGCCCGGCGTTGATCGATCAGGTAAATCTTGCCGTCCTTCAAACCGCCCAAGGTCATCACCGTCCAGTCGTTCTTCTCGTTGAGGCCCGCCGAAAGGTCAATGCCAACACCGAGGCAGTCGTAGTCCTGGGGCACTTCGGCTTTGATGATCAACTCCGGAGAGATGCCGACTTCGGTTGAGCGCACCGCCGTGTTGAGGTACTGGTAGGCGAAGGCCACCCGGTCCTCATGCTTGCGCTCGTTGAGGTATTTCATGCTCCACAGCTCGGGCCAATAGCTGCGTTGCTTGCCGTTCTCATCGGTGATCACCGCCTGCTGCACCACCTGCTTCCAGTTGTATTTGGGGGTGAACAGCGTGGCGTGGATGTCATCAAAGTGGAAGCGGGTGCCCAGGCAGATCGCCCGGCCGCCTTGGAACATGGTCGGTGCGATCACGTTGGACCAGGTCTGCTCCATCTCCCGGCGGATGTCGGGGTTGTTGATCGATGCGGCACTTTTGATCGGGTCATCAATGATGATCAACTGCGAGCGCTTGGAGGTGATGGCGCCTTTGAGGCCGCCGCAGGCAATCGTGAACGCCTCTTCTCCTGAGGTGTCGATGCCGGCGTATTCATAGTCAATGGACCAATATTCGTCGGAGCGTTTGATTTTGGAGAGACGCACCTTGGGGAACACCTGCCGGTACTTGGCACTTCCCACCAACGCTTTAATTGTGGCGCTTTTCGCTCTGGAAATATCGGTCATGTAGGCCAAATACAAAATGCGCAGCATCTTGCCGGCCTGGGCATGACGGCCAATCATCCATGCCGCCAGCATGCCAAGTACCGTGCTTTTCGCACTACCACGTGGCGCCAAGATGGCGGTGTTGGGACCGGCCATATCCATCAACACTTCCGAACTCTCACCGGTGAGGAATTCGTTATGCCACTCGATCATATGCTTGGCCGGTGGCTTGCCCAGCAACGTGCAAAAGTCAGCGAAGTTTTCTCTGGCGGCTAAGACTTCCGCTGAGGGTGCTTTGGCCACCACCTTGCCGGACGTCATACGCGCATTGCGCTGATAGGCCAGATGTGCTGAAGGAATCGCCATACCTATCTCTTTTTATTTGAGTCTAACGATCTATTTGTAGAGATCTGGACCAACGCCAAGCTTTTCACGCGCAAAGTATCTGATGTAGCGCTTCTTCATTTGGTTGGCTTGGGTTTGGCGTTTGCGGCGTGTTTGATACGCCTGACGATCACCACGCTCAACGGTTTTCTGCGCTTGATAATTGCGTGCT